TAGGCCAGGTCAAGGGGAGCCCCATCGGAGATCCGCACAACGATGGCAAGATCAAACCATCCGGATAGCGGACTATATGGGGACCAAACTGCGCACGGCCGAGCCACCTCACATGCTCCGGCCATTTCGCCCCGTCGCACAACCCTTCCCATCCCGAAAGGAAAAGGGATTGTGCGATCATGTCTGTGGCAGCGGTCAGGTCGGCACTCAACACTTCAGTAGACGAAGGTTGCGCGAACACCTCACGCACAGCCTTATCCTTGTCTCCGCGGAGTACCGACCGACACGCTGGGTGTCCAGCAAGCCACTTCAGAAGAATTCGTTGAATCGGGAAACTAAGAACAACTTCCGATCGCTGATGCTTGCTCACCACTCTAAACTTCCACCCCCGCTCAGGGATCGCGACAACTTCGGCGAAAAGAGGGTCCTGGTCGAGAGGGAATCTGTATCCAGATTCCTCCGCAACATGGGCTCTGACTCGGAATACCGGAATACCTGCCGGGTACTGAGATTGGTCGTACACCAGTTTGGTCTCCGGGCCAAACCGTACGGCACCTCTCCTCCCCCGGTGCATGGTCTTTACCGATGCAGAGTCTCCACCAGGACGCTCGTCCTTTTCGTCAATTGGCACCTTTCGCTCGCGGCGGGCCCGAGATTCGAACGGAAGAGATGGATCAACTTCCACCTTCCGCTCTACCAACGGAATCTCGGGGTCCGAACCGCGGCGTGCCTTAATGTCGCCGATATCCCGGGGCTTGGACCCGACCCAAGGCCATGGATGTCTTTTCAAAGACTTGGGATATTCTTTTCCAATTTGGATTTTAAACTCCTCCCAAAGCGCACCATACAGCGCTCTTTCCATGACCGTTGTGTCGAAGACCTCAGCCGGGAGTTGATCTTCCAACGGGGCGACGACCTTCATCGCCGCCCTCCGATGTCGTTCAAACACGATATCATCGTGCGCCAAATTATAGACAGCACGAGTCAACCCCCCGGACGCCCGAGGAAAACCGACACAAGCACCTGGCCCCGCCTTGAGAGGGGACCAGTCGTAATCGGGTCCTGGCAACTGACAACCCACTCGATGACAGAAGTCCCGAAAGCGGAGCAATACCGCATTGGGAACTACTGTCTCGTTCGTGGTCCTGCGAATGTGGTCCGCAAGGACGGGCGCCGCCAAACGTGGCGGAGGCTCAGGAAGAGCCCGTCCTATAGCGCCAACTTGAGCGCACACGTCCTTCA